CCCACTACCACCTACTGTCGATGCGCTATACGCAGCAGTAGGCGCAAACGGGCTGAAGGCTTGGACGGAGGGGTTGCCGTTGACGGTGATAGTGAAAGCGTTGGTGCTATTGTCAATAAAGCGGTTTGATTGGCAAGTAAGAAGCTGCGTGTTGGTGATTGCGGTTAGTGGCGATGTTGGTGGAGTAAATGCGCTTGTGTAAACAGCGGTTCCTTTGACGATTCGCACATTTGACATGTACCCTGTTATAAAAGCACCGCCAGTCCTTTCACAACCAATAAACAAACTAGCATTTGTAGAATCAAGCGTGCTTGTATTTGTTCCTTGAGCAACTTGAACACCATCAAAATACATTTTTACGTTATTAGTTGCCGAGCCGCTACGAACAACAGCGACATGCGCCCATGTGTTTTTTGGCAACGTGCTACTAGACGTAATAAATGGATAAGAACCAGCAACTTCTAAACTGACGGTATCATTTGCTCCATTAAAAATAATTTGCCAACCAGCGGGAGCGCCGCCTGATGATTGCATATTAGTAACAAAACCGGCAGATGAACCATGCGCTGACCAATTCACCCAAAATTCGATTGTAAAATCTCCGGGAAAAGCAAATGCGCTGTTATATGCCGCACTTAAATAATCGCCGCTCCCATCAAAATAATTACTCCACCCCGTCTGACTAAACGGCGAGAACGTACCCTGCGTCGTGTTGCCGTTGCGGGTGATCGTGAAGTTGTTGGTAGACGAATCTAAGAACGTGTTGTTCTGCGCTCCGTTCGTACCATCTCCGGGCAGCATCAACGTCGTCAGGTTGAAGTACGGATCGTAAATAGGCCACAGGCGATTAGCCGTGAAGTACTGCGCTTGATCCAATGTCCATACACCGGGAGCCGCTGCGCCATACGCCGGGTTAAATCCAGCGATGTTCGCTGGCACCATGCTTCTGGTATTGCCGTCCGTCGGGGCGTTGTAGAAGTAATAGCTAGACGGGAAAGGCGTGAAGGTGCTGACCGCTGTGTTGCCGTTGACGGTGATGGCGAAGTTGTTCGTACTGTTGTCAATAATCGTCGGACTTTGGCAGGTCAGCAGGCTCGTGTTGGTTACCGGGAATAGTTGTGTAGGCGGAGAAAAAATCTGCGCACCAACTGTGGTACTTGTTGTTGTGTACTCTGTGGGTATGCTGCCTTTAATAATCCGTGCGTTGCTTACATTGCCAATAGCCGCTTGTGATCCAGTTGGTGACGCACCAATACTAACAACGTCCGCAGCAAAGTCTGTAGACGAAGTGCCAACAGCAGATAAAACGCCATTTATAAAAATACGAGTCTGATTAGAGCCTGTCCCTGCGCGAGTTACACAGACATGCACCCACTGATTAACTGTTTGCGCTGTCGAGGTAACAACAAACCCGCCATTACCATACAGATAAAACTGACCTGATGTATTTGAGTCAATGCCCCAACGATTGGTTTCTGTGCCGTTTCGATTTGAAAGCCAACTTCTTGTGGCGCTAAAGCTTGTTGGGTACGCCCAGAATTCCAAACAAAAGTTGCCCGTTCCCAATGTCAATGCGGCATTGCTAGGAACAGTTAAATAGTCCCCCGTCCCATCAAAGAACACGGAATATCCTGCGGGCGCTGCCGCAGTTACTAGGCCACCGGGATATTTGTCACTCATGTCGTTCCCTTATTGTCTCGGCAGTGCCACTTGGGGCGGGGTGAAGTTGGAAATATAGCGGGCTACGCCTTTGGTGATGCGGAAGTCATCTATGTAGCCCAGCCAAGGAAAAGAAGAGCTAAACCAAGCACCGACCGTTAAAAACGTATAGCTAGACAAATCAGATGTGTCTGTCGCGGAATAAATAGAAGTCCCGTTCAAGTAAAGCTGCACATTACCGTTATTCCGGACAAACGCGAGATGTTGCCACGAGCCAATTGTTGCGTTAGTTGTCGTGTCGGTGGCAGTAGTTCCGTGATACACCCGCCACGGGAATCCGGTATTTGAACTTATGCCCACACCAATACCTGTCGATACAGAATTCAAAGTACCGGTAGTGATCTGGAATACCCCACGCGCAGCATTAGTCGATGCTAACGCCCAGCACTCAACCGTCCAGTTGCCAGTACCCATGTTGAAGTTTTGGCTGCTTGGAAATACCAGCCAATCCCCCGTCCCATCAAACGCCAACGACCCCGAGCCATACTTCACGACGCTGGTACTGACCTGTGCGTTACCCACCGTCTCCAGTACGTTGTCCATCGTGCCGTCGATGATTCCGGCGTTGGTGAACTGAGTAAGCAGGGAAGTATTTGTTGATGTAAATGAAGTGTTGACGTTCGTTGTGCTTGAATAGGAAGATGCTGGTCCTGATGTTGTTACAGGCGCAATAGGAGGAGTAAAGTTTCCTGTATAAACAGCCGTACCTTTAACCATTCTTACGTTGGCTATGTAACCAGTAAAAGCTGCAAACACAGATCCAGCAACTGAATACCCTATCCCAGCACCGCCAGTACTTGAATGATTACCTGCGCTTGAGTAAGTAGAACCGTATGCTGTTCCGTTAATATAAAAAGTATGGGTGCTGCCACTTCTTACCCAAGCAAAGTGATACCAAGTGTTTGTAACTAATGTAGCGCCACCACTTCCAAACACGTTACCCGCGCCAACAAAATACGCATAAATTTTTGCGCTAAGAAAAGTAATTACCAATCCACCAGCATCGCTACCGTTATTCAACAGTGCTGGCTGACCACCAAGCGCACCAGCATTGAACCAACCCTCCACTGTGAAATCACCAGTACCAAAAGTTAAAGGTGTGGCAGAAGCAACACTTAAATAATCCCCCGTCCCATCAAAGTACCCACTACCCCCGATGCCGCTTTGGGTGTACTGAAACTGCGGGGCGAATGGGACGAAGGGTTGGACGGATACGTTTCCGTTGACTGTAAGAGCAAATCCTGAACCAGAATTAGCTGTGCCATTGTCAATGAAACGATTACTCTGGCAAGTCAGCAAGCTAGTGTTGGTGATGTTTGTTAACGGAGCTGTTGGAACGCCTGAAGGAACATTAGCAGAACCTTTTACAAACCTAAAATTAGATATGTAACCGTCTATGTTATTACCACCACTTTGCGATCCAATATACATTGTGGTTCTGCTGTTTACTGATAACGAGACAGTGGTTCCTGCAATTCCGTTTAGGTATACAGTGAAATTGGTTCCCGACTTTACACAAGTGATGTAATGCCAAGTATTGAGCGTAAATCCTGATATAACTGAACCAACAGAACCGCCAACACTAAATCTAACCTCGCCAGTATTTATAATGTTGCATTGCATGTCACCAGCAGTGCTTGCTCCAACTTCAAACACAATGTTGTTTGCGTTTGGATAGCGTGTTAGGTAAATAAAACAATCTACTGTGATGTTTGAGCCACTAGGATCGAAAGCGCTATTTGAAGGGGTAACGAGGTTGTCGCCGCTTCCATCAAAATAATTACTCCACCCCTGACTGAACGGTGTGAAGGTGCCTTGTGTGGTATTGCCGTTGCGAGTGATGGCAAAGCTGTTCGAGCTGGAATCCAAGAACGTATTGTTCTGTGCGCCACCTGCCGCGTTGTCAGCCTGAAGCAGCAACGTCGTGTTTCTGAAGTTAGGGTCGGTCACCCACTGCTGCTGGGATTGCAGCCGAGCAGCATCTTGCAAGTTCCATACACCTTGGTATTGCGGCATGGCTTACCCCAAAGAAGAAATGTCCGACGTGGTCATCGCAGAAAGGTCTGACGTAGTAAGCGCAGGGATGTCGGCGGAAGTCAGTGGCGCTACGTCAGCAGAAGACAACGCAGGAATGTCGGTCGAAGACAGCGTCGATACCTCGCTGGTTACTTGAGCGACTTCTTCCACGGGCGCTTCCACTACTGGAACTTCTGGTGCAACGAACACACCGTTCTCATACGTGTCACCAATACCCGCGTACTTGCCACGGAAGCTGCCGTTGTAGCTGGTCTGTACCCAGTTCGTATCCGCGCCGTACAGCGACTTGCAGAAATCCATGCCCTTCTCTTCGGACTCAACTACCGTCACAGATACGCTGCCATTTTCATTAACGACTGTCTGCTTCTCCACCACGAGTTCATTGTTGTGGATCACGATGACTTGTACTACTACGTTGTTCTCATCTAATTGTGCGAAGTGAGCCATATCTATCCTTAGAACATAATCGCGCCAGACGCGGTGAATGTGTAAATGACTTTACCACCAGACAACGTGACGGTAGGCGACCCTTTGACGTATTGGGCTGTGTTGTTTGAACTGATGATTACGATACCGGAGCCGCCGCTATATCCGCCTAAAGTTCCACTTCCACCACCACCGCCACCACCAAGATTGGTAGAGCCATTAGAACCGGCAGACGTTCCTGCGCCATTGCCACCGCCACCAGTACCACCAAGTCCTCTATTGTTTGAGTTAAAGTCTGCACCCCCGCCACCACCAGCGTAAGTTACAGATGAGCCAGAAATAGATGATGCTGTACCGTTACCCCCGGCACCTGCTTGTGCAGGAGAATTAGTAGATGCTGCGCCAGCAGCAGTTGCGCCTCCACCGCCGCCACCACTAAAAAACGACGCTCCATCATAATTACCTGCGCCACCGTTATTACCTTGTGATGGAGATGTTGATAGTGTGTTTCCATTTCCACCAGCCCCGCCGCTTCCAGACCCGCCACCACCAGAACCACCGGCTACACCACTACCAGCACCTCCACCGCCACCACCACCGTTAGATGTAATAGTGCTGAATATTGAATTGCCGCCGCTTGAACCAGCTCCACCAACTGCTGTATTTGTATTTCCAGCACCGCCAGCGCCAACGGTAATTGTGTATTCGATACTAGTAGTAACTGAAAGCCCTGTCGCGGTTCTAAATCCCCCAGCGCCTCCACCGCCGCCGTAACGGGAACCGCCGCCGCCACCACCCGCTACAACCAAGTAATCGACGAGGATAGGCGCTTGCGGAAAGTTTGCCGCTGCAGCGTTATACGTAGCACTAATGAACCCGCCGGGATAACGAAGTCCCATACGTCACCTATTAGGTAATGGCTTCGAAAGTCGCCGTAAAGGTCAGCGCACTCGCAGTGCCACTGTAAGCTGCTACCGACTGGTTTTCAGTGATGTACAGGCTGTTTGTCTTGTCAACGATGATCAGTGTCGCATTAGGCGGCACCGAAATCTGATACGCCGGATACGTGATCACAGTCGCCGAGCCAAACGTCGCGTTGTTACCCACCGCGATGGTTGCCACCGCAGCAGACGACGTGGTATTCGCCGCCGTGATCGATGTGACACGGTTTACCGTGTTCGTCGCAGGCTTTAAGCCCGTCAAAGAGGTCGTACCATCATACGTCCACGAAGTCGTGGCAGTCGCGGCAGACGAGGGGATAACGTAAGCAGTATTTCCGTAAATACTCGTTACGTTGACAATGTTCGGGTTTGCCATTTGTTACTCCTTAGAATCCGAAGATCATCGCCATAGCGATGCTTTTACCTGTTGAAATACCACCACTACTCGTCGCCCATGAGAGCGTTCCAGAGCCGTTCGTCTGCAATACCTGACCCGTTGTACCATCCGCAGCAGGCAACGTCCAAGCAACATTACTAGCGATAAGACTAGGCGCTTTGAACGACACATAGTTAGTGCCGTTATCCGTGTCTTCAAAAAGTCTTACCTCTGCTGCCGTATCCGCCGTACCCGTGAAGTTGTACGCGCCAGTGCCCTTCATGCCGAACGACAAGCTGATGTTCGTATCACCACCCGTTGCAGCAATACTTGGATTTGCACCCGTGGCCGCGTTGCTCACCGTAACTTCGTTAACAGCAGACGCCACCGTCGAAGGGAACTTGATCAACTCGTTGCTGTTGGCATCCACCACCGACGCACCCGAAGACAACCGCAAGTTACCCGTCGTCAACGCAAGGTTGCCCGTGGACACCACCACACTACCACTACCCTTTGGCGTGAAATTCAGGTCAATGTTCGTGTCACCACCTGACGCCTGAATCGCAGGACCAGAACCCGTTGCCGCGTTCGTAATCGTGACTTCGTTGATCGCAGAGCCCACCGCCGAAGGGAACTTGATCAACTCATTGTTGTTCGAGTCCAAAATCGACGCCGCGCTCGCAACACGCACATTGTTCGCAGTAAATACAGTGTTGCCCGTGCCCTTGGGCGTGAAGTTCAAATCAATGTTGCTGTCGCCACCAGTGGCCTGAATCGCAGGACCAGAACCCGTCGCAGCGTTTGTGATCGTGACTTCGTTAACCGCAGAAGCCACTGTAGAAGGAAACTTGATTAGCTCATTATTGTTTGCGTCAATCACCGAAGACGCACTCGGCATCTTCAAGTTGCCGCCCAACTCCAACGAAGACAAGAAACTGATCGTCTCGCCTACGTCGGTGCCGTTGTTGTACACAAAGGCTTTTCTGCCATTCGGTATCGTGATACCTGTCTGGCCCGCTACCTTAACCGTGACATCAAATCCGCCTACCGAGTTGTTGAAGACCAGATAAGGCTTCTCAATCGCAGGCACCGTCACCGTACCCGCACCAGACAAAGTCGCGGTGATGTTCAACACAAGCGCACGGAAGTCCTGCGCCGCGTTGGAATCCGCATACGGCATGGTGTACGCATTGGTCGAGAAGTCCGCCGTTATCAACGTCGCCATGCCAACAACCGCCTGCTCAAGGCCTCGTGATCCGGCACTCGAACTACCCCAGTTATTGTTGGTGGTGTTGCCCCATGTACCGGACTGCTCACCATCACCAATAAGCTCAATCTTTAAGGTACTAAATGTACTTGCCATGATCTTTCCTTATGCCGCTTGTTGCGTGTCATCCACCGTTACCCAGTTTGGCGACTGAGAATCGCTGACTACCGTCCACGTCGTTATTTGCCCATCATTTACCGCATTCCAGTCGGCAGTTTGCGCGTCATCGATCAAAGACCACTTCAAGAACGCAATCGTACCCACCGCACCTGTAGCACCTACACCTGTAACCACCTCGGTATTGTCAACCCGGATAGTCACCGTTCCTGTTAAGCCAGTTCCCTCAACGCCTACCGGGAACACCTTCTTAACAACAAACGCATTTACATCACCTACTTGGCCTGTTCCTGCAACGCCGTTGACCGATACATCAGTGTCGTACGACGGAGTAACCTGACCAACTTCACCAACACCTTGAACCCCTACCGGTGTGATGTTGCTGCTAATCTGGAACGCTACCTGCCCTGCTGCACCTGTACCCGCTACGCCATTCGGCGTGTAACTAATCCCCGGTGTAGGTGCGGAAACTTGACCCGTTCCCTCAACACCCGTAACGGTGAAAACCACACCGATGATAATACTTACGGTGCCTACATTACCAGTGCCAACGACCCCTGTCGGCACTACTTTTGCAACCTTTGTTACCGTACCCACCGCCCCGGTGGCCGATACACCTGTTACCCCGTACCGAACCAACGGCACTACCGTGCCCGTCGCACCCGTGCCCGCCACGCCCGTAGGAATGACGGCGTCTGTAACCGAGATCGAGACCGTGCCAATTGCCCCTGTTCCGGAAACCCCCGAAACCGTAGGTTGCACCACCTCAACCGCCGTACCAACCGCACCTGTGCCACTTACACCGGTCACCGAGTAAGAAACCGACTCAGTAACCGTACCAACCGCACCCGTTCCCGCTACGCCCGTCACACCCCGTGCGACAAACGGTACTACGGTGCCTACACTGCCACTGCCAGATACGCCCGTGACGGTGTAAGAAACAACCTTTGCAACCGTGCCAACCGCCCCGGTTCCGACCACCCCAACCGGGATGACCGTGTCACCAACAACCAGTCCTACCGTTCCTACCGCCCCCGTTGCCGCTACGCCACTTACGGCGTAGGTGACAACCGGAGTTACTGTTCCTACCTGCCCTGTGCCCTCAACGCCAGTGACACTAACGACCGTGCCGGAAACGAAGCCGCCCCAGCCGTTATCGCCCCAAGCATCTGCACCCCAGCCATTTGCAGAGATAGGCAGGCCGCTCCACGAGGAGTCGCCCCAGCCATATTCACTCCAAGCCGCTGAAGGTACGGACACATTTTTTCCTTACTTAGGCAATGCGAATAATGGCAGTGGCTGCAGCAGGTGCTGGGAATTGAATCTGGAAGTCACCCGAGCTAACCTGCTGGTCACCGCCAAAGCTCAACACCGCACAAGCAGGATCGCCCGCTGCTGTGTCGTTATAAATGATCGCGCCGCAAGTAGTAAACGTCGCAGTAGACCATGTGGTGTTGTCAAAGTCGCACACCGCTGTGGTGCCATCCGCTACAGGCGTCACCGAAACCAGCGTATTGCCACCCGTGGTATAGCCGCTACCGTTAGGAATCTCATCCGAGTTGCTGGTCAGGTTGGTGTAGCTGGTTGTCGCCGCGCCATACGTTCCCGAACCTACTGCAGTGGCCTTCATCAAAGCAATCTTGAAGGTATTGCCAGTAGAAGCGGTAAAGTTGTGAACTGCCCGCAGAATCTCTACCTTGAACGAGGTAGGCATGGCAGTGGTTACAGAGATAGGCATATCAATCCTCCAAAAGTTTTATAAGCTCAGGATGCCCCGCTTCGCGAAGGCGGTTTGCAAGCGTGGTGTTGTGAGATGCAACGGCTTGCCGCATGTACCTCACCAATACCGCACGTATTTGGGTTTTAAAAGCTTCCGCCTGCTCACGAATAGCCGGATGAGAGCTTTCTCCAACATAAACAATCTTTTCTAACGCCATCTCGGCTACTTCTTCTGGCGTGAATCCACGTCCAGAAACCATAACTGCCTTGATGTCGCCTAGTAATACGCCGCCGTTTATCATGGACCGGGTGACTCCGATTTAACTTTCAAACGTATCATGCCGTCTCTGTACTCATCACGACGACGGCGACCCTGCTGCTCAATACCCAGACCTTGCAGCGCTTGTTTGTAGCTATTCTCAAAATAGCCCAACATGTCCCCCGGACCTTTTGTATAGCTGTAAGCCTGTATCAGGCAAGCATACAGAAGGGCCTCAGGTGCGTTATCGCTCACCCACGTGTTCGGGTTTGTGGAAGACAACTGCGCTGGGCGATAGATGTAGCCAAGCTCCACCGCGAACGCCGCGTTAGGTGTCGGTGCAACATAGAAAGTGTTCTGATCCCAGACCGAGTAGTACTTCGGCGTTCCCGTGTCCGCGCCATCCGGCCAGTATTCCTTCATGAAGGACGTATCACGGAAGTCGAGGAAAAGCTGGTTGTTGCTCGCATCGGTCAACATCAGATAACGATGCGTCAAGATGTCTGTAGGCGTAGACAAAAACTTATTGTTTATTGTCATCGTGCCGCTGACTTCCTTCTTGAAGACATCCAAATCGATGTCACGAAGAATCCGGTTCTCCGCCATCGTGATGAACGTATTAATCACCGCGTTCGTGAAGACATTGCTCCCGACCTCGGTGTAGTTCCTGATGTTGGTAACCAGTTCGTCGTAAGTCATGGCTAAGTGATCGCTATTGTTACCGCCCCTATCGCCCCATAACCCACCGGAGGTGACTGAAGCGGGAAAGGACGCATGTCCGTAATATTTTGTGCAGCATACGCACTGCCTCTACTCTGGAACGCCGAATCCGCAGGCATCCCAACAAACACTGTCGTAGGTTCCACACGATCCGGCCTCGGTTCCTGAATCGCAATCGCATCGCCTTTATAGCGAAGCGGCTCCAACTGCGGTTCCTTCGGCTCGTAATCGTCAGGACAAACCTTAAACCCGCGCCAGTTCTTCCTTAATACGTTGTACGGATAGCGCTGACCACAGTAGTCGCACAACCCGAACGAGAATTTGCCTGTAGCAAATGCCACACTATGCCCCTACCTCAGGGACGAAATAAGCACTTGCAATGTCCCTATCCTCTGCAGCCGCACGTGCAAATTCTTCCTCGTACAACTGTTTCATCATGACCGTGCGCTCAGGCGCGTACTTCAACGACAGGTAATACGCAAGACCCGATGCCAAGCACGGCAAAAATCTAAAATTCACGTCTGCCGTATTCGTATAGTCGCCCGCATCTTGCATACGACGAATACGGTAATACCGCAGTTGATACGCCTGATTCGGCGTGGGATACAGAAATACCTTCGGTACGTTTGTACGCTGAACGTAATACTGCGCAGGTTGCGCCTGCGTAGTCTTGTCTGGCACGTTCAAATACTCCGCCCGGCTGATACGCTCAATGATGATGTCCGTTGCAGGCGTCTGCCCAGTCAAACGGATCACCGCTGACAACACATTGACCGTATCCGTCGGCAAAGAGATTTCTGTATCGCCTTGCGTCAAATTGTAAGTAGCTAACTCAATCGTCCACAGGTTCAACCCACGATTCGCCCACTCCAAGAACATCAAGTTCAAGGACCGACGAGCAGTCGAAAGCTGCTTGCCGTTGGTCATTTGCATGCCCAAACGCTCAAACGCCTCTTCGACTAAGTCGTCGATCTGCAGGTCAAATACAGTTGTACCGGAAGTAGCCATTACTCTTTGTACAGGTTATCAAACGTCACATCAGGGTCCATGTAACTATCGTCTTGCTCGGCACAGTGAATCCACTGGCTCGGTCTGAAATCAGGTGCACCGTTTCCGGTCTCCCAATAAGCAGGACTTGTCACACGAACACGGTTATTGGGCAAAGCCACAATGTTCCCTGTCCACTTGCCCGCATCGGTCAGCATCAACACATGACTTTGCTTGTGTTGCGCTGGACAATCGGCAATCTCGCTCTCCGCATAATCCACCGTAAACAAGTAGCGCCCCGTGTAAAACTCACCTGCTATCTTGCACAACCACGGACTCGGACCTGTGCGGGCAAACTTGACTACGGTGTGATGATGCGAAGGACAATCCCATGGCTGGGCAAGATGCGTCGGCATACGTTCAGGCCACTCATCCAACCGAATGTCCCCAACTAACGCCGTAATCGGCATCCTCGCCCACATGGCACCGCCATGCACATTTTCTGATCCTTCTGCATCGCTCTCACAACCGGTAAAAACCAGTTGGAAGCTCAAACAGCGGTCAGGCATGGTGTTTACCGCAATCGCCATCGCATGCAAGTATTCACCATGGTACTTCTGATGCATGTGAGTAAATTCACGTCTCACCCAGCACTTGAAGTACGGGATATTACTGATTAGGTAAGCCATTAGCGGCCTTTGCCGCCGCTCGCCATCATCTTTTTCTTCTTGACTGCACCACCTGCGGCATAGCCTTTTTTGACCATGCCACCAGCAGCGTAGCCCTTCTTCATCATGCCGCCACCCATCATCTTGACAGGCGCTTCACCCATTGCCATACGCTTGTGCTGGTTAACGTCGCCACCTTTTGCCATCATGATCGGGCCAGATGTCTGGCTCGTCTTCGACAGCATCTTGTTACGAGGACCGCTCTCTACTGCACCGCCGCCTTTGGTAGCGGCACCCATTCCACGTCCAGCCATGATTACTTTCCTTTCTTCATAGCGCGGCCTTTTACGTCCGCAGTTTTACGCTTAACAGCACGACCCATGGTGTCCGAGGACTTCTTTACCATGCCCCCTTTTTTCATGGTGTTGCCCTTCAGTACTGCTGCCACTTTTTGTGCAGCCAACGCGGGTACTGAACTCCCTTTTGATCCCGACTCTTTGGGATTATTAATGCTTTCTCTAAGCATAGAGGCAATACGTTTGATCACTGACTCACTTACCATGATGTTCTCCTATCGACGTTCAATTAAACGATCAATCTTTTCTTCCAGACGATTGAATCGCTGGTCGATATGCTCGGTAATCTTTTCCACTTCTGCTTTTGTCACGTTATCCCGTGCAATCTCCTCACGGGTACGATTAAGCAAAATAGTGATACGTGCAAGCTCACTGAACTTCTCATGCATTACGTATCCCAAGATACCAATGAGAATCGTTAGGCCAGCACTCCATAGTTCTACCAGCTGCACCACGTACTCCTTAACACTTCCACCGACGCCGCGCTTGACGGATGCGGCTGTTCGGGTCCTTTGCTGCCTCTGGGTACATCTTCATCTGCCCAGCAGAACGCGCACAAAACGACTTACGACGCTTCGCGCGCGCGGGTGACGGATTACTTTCAGTCACAGCAGTCTGGAGCTTGCTACCCGGATTAGCACGACGATACGCAGAAACCCCCTGCTTCGTCATGCCTGCTCCTGTCTTAGTGGGTCGGAAATTACCCGACTTCACCGAGGTAGCTATGCCCATTCCTTTGGACTTTTTCGTTGCCATCGTCAGACAGCCGCGCCGCCCACGAACAACAACGTGACACTCGTTACATTAGCGCTTGCCAAATCAATGTAAACGCCGTCCGTAAAAAGAATGCCATCGTCAGGGAAGATGAGGTCAACCGCTCCCGCCGCTGCAGGGGTGTTGATCGTAATCAACGCCGTGCCGCCACTGGTGCTTCCATTCTTCAAAGAAAACGACGATGCCGTAGCACTACATGTGTAGTACACCCCCTGCACACGAGTCCTACCACCAATGGCGTCGTCCGAAACGGTCTTCGTTACTGCTGAAATATCACTTGCGAAACTCATTGCTGTACCCCTTCCATGGACTCTGGCTCTGGTGCATCTAGCCTTGCGATCATGGCATTTAACACATCAATTGCTGCCTGTGACGCAACGGCCACGTCATGTGCGTGATTCCGTTGCTTTTCCATGTTCGCTACCTCAGAGAGTAAATACTCTTTGGTAATTTTCATTAAGCCTCAACCGCGTACAGGAAGTAAGCAGTACCCGCTGAGTCAACGAAACGAATCTTCTGGGTCGCCGTGGTGGGTGTTGCACCGATCGCCTGAACCATCGCATCCGGTAGGTTGAATAGGTTGGTGATCGTGCCCGATCCGCTGTTGGTGACGCGAATAAACGAGGCATTACCCGGTAGGGTCGCGCCTGCACCGATATCCGAGTCCACCTGCAACGCTGCCACAGTGCCACCCACCGTCACGCTTGCCGCTGCGCCTAGAGTTACACGCAATGCGTTACCCGCGCCCGAGATCGAACCACCGGTATTGACCGACAGCGAGATATGCGCGCCATTAACGGTGCCGCCCGTTGCTGCATTCGCGCCAGTTACACGCGTAAGCGCACGAAGCGTCTCACCCGAACCGGTCGAAGTGATGTCCAGACGGTTATAGCTTAAGCGAGTGTCACCGGTCGTTGCCGAGCTCGTAGCATACGCGCTCGAAATGTTACCGGCGGTGGTGACTGTGACAGGGGAAGTAGCGGAGCCCGAAATAAAACCGTTGTCAGATGCAACTGGGCCCGAGAACGTAGTTCTTGCCATTTTGATATCCTCACATGCGAGATTTGTGGCATATCTGTCTGCATGTCGTCAGCCGGGACTGTCAGATATGCCGGATAACCCCGGAATGATGCCAATATACACGACTGGCTGTAAAAGAAAAGGGGAGCCGAAGCTCCCCTTTTTCTCTTAAGCCGCGCCGGGGCAGCCGAAGATACCGCGCCAATCAGAGAAGCCGAAGCTGTAACGCTCACGCGCCTTGTAGCGCATGTTGCCAGTCTCGAAATCACCTTCAAAGGCGGTCTTCATGCTTACACGCTCAAACATCTTCATGCCGTTCGGAGCGTCGGTTTTGATAAACCATGCATCCGGATCGGTCAGGTAGTGGTTGACAGTGTAGCCCTGCGGAATCATGCCCATGTTCTTCAGGGCGTTGATGTCGTTGTCAGCAGTGCCAACACGCAGGGTGGACTTCATGATGCGATCCGCAGTGAACTGAAGCTCTTTCGGGATGATCAGCTTCAGGCCTTGGATTGCGATCTTCAGGTTACGCTCGTCAACCAACGACTGGATGTCGATGATGGCCTGTTCCAGAGAGGTCTCGGAAAGGTCAGCAGCAGTTGCCAGTTCGTTTTTCTGGTTAGGGCCACCAATGATCGGGTGGTCAGTCGAGCACAGAGCAACACCGTCACCACCGATCGAGGTCGTGAAAGCGCCGTTCAGCACCGAAGCTGCCTTGATCTGCTTAGTGGTTGCCATCGAGCGGGCCAGAGCGAGGGTATAACGACGAGCCAAACGGTCGTACAGGTTATCTTCCACCGCTTCTTCCGTC